TGTGGGTGGTAGCATGCCATTGCATACTTATATTCTGTATCCACCACGCATTGGTTTAACGTGGTTTTTTCTATTTACTTTCATTGCAGTTTTTGCAAACTGTCTTTTTGATTTCTTTCTTGACATTTTCTTTCTGTACATGTCTTTTCTCCTTTTTTTAGGGTAAGGGTGTCACTCCACACAGTTAACATCAAGTAGTTAACTGTGTGGGCTCTTTCTGAGCTTCTTGAGCTGTTGATGGCTCACCAGCTTCAGAAAGAGCTTTTGTTGGAACCGAGGACGGTACTCCAACGTCTGGGGTTTCTATAAAACCCATTTTTTTTAATTCTTCTTTGTTGTCAGGATTTGACACAAATTCATAAAATTTGCCTGGATCGTTATCAAATTTTTTTCTTATGTCTGAAGGAACAGACATAAATTCTTGTTGGGCATCTCGAACTAAGTCTAGTGCTTCTCGATAATCTGCTACTTCCGAGAAATCTCCGTAGCGGGCTTGGCCACGCTGTACGTGTTCGATAATGCCATTTCTATCGTGTCTTTTAATTATATTAATAACATCACATTCTTCTTTAAAATGTTGTTGTGTTAAGCTTTCACCGCTTGTTTTGAATACATATTTTTTATGCGGTTCATAAGCTGTTCTAAACATTATAGTTTTATTTACGGGTCCTTTTTTATTTGACATATCGTGTCCTCTTTCCGCCAGTTCGGCTCTTAATATAATTTTTTGCTTTGTTTACAATATCACGCAAAAACTTATCTAATTTTGTTCCTTGCATACCTTTTGTTAAAGCTTTGCCAGTTACAAATTCTTTCATAAAATCATCTTGAATAATTTTTGGTAAATATTCTTTTTTTACATCACTGTATAAATCACGTGCTGAATTATATAATTCAGAACCACCTTGATTTAATACAGTATGTTTCATTTGCATTGGACTTAATTTCAGCCTTTTTAAAGTATTTACATCTAATTGTGCTAAATCTGCATTAGCTGTTGCTAGCCTTGCGTTAGCTTGTGCTTGTTGAGCTTGTGCTGTTTGTAATATCTTTGCATTAGTAACTGATTTTCCTCTTGTATATGCTTGTCCATAATCTTGTGCTGGTATACCAGCTCCAGCCGGTGTGCTTGCTCCACCCATTTTTCCAGCTAAAATTGGGTTTAATCCGGCTTTTTTTATTTTTTTCATTGCTCTTTGATAAGCGCTGCTTGACATACGTTCTTGAAATTGCATTTGAGTATTTGCAATTTTTTTATTATTTCTATTTGTTAAATGTGTACCTACTACACTTGCTATAGCATCAAACATTAGAAATGATCTATTAGACCAGGTACACCATATGTCGGCATTGGTCTTGCACATTTAAGTTTAAAATACATATCCAGAATTAAATTTGGATAATTTGCTACTGCTGTTACTCTATCTACTGGCGGATTTTCTTCTATAAAGCTTGCATTTAAAGCAGGCAAGCTTCCAAAATCCTGGGCTAAATGCCATGTGTCCAAACTTTGAGCAAAGTTTGATCTCATTTGTCCAGTTACATTACTTGGTTTATATCTGTATTCTGCATATCTTTCTTGATATCCAAATACATTATTATCATCAGCTGTTCCTTGTGCATAAATTTCTTTATTTAAAACAGCTTGTTCTCCTAGATGGGCAAGGGCAGGCCAATAGAAGTCCCATCTAGTTTGTCTACTAAAGTGTCTGGCTAATCCTTGCTGATAAGTTAAATCAGCAAATACGCAAGCTAAACCTATAACTACACTATGTTCTGTAAATGATTTGTTAAATCTATGGCCGGTAAAACCGGTAGTACCATACCCACTAAGGTTACCTTGTGGGGTTGTAGTATCTGTACTACTTGTTTGTGCAATAGGATTAATATTAATCCTGTCTTTTCCGCCTCCGAGGTATTCGGGGCGTTGTAATCTAGCATCCGGGCTAGTTACTCCGAAGTGTGATTGAATTACTTCGGTATATCTTGTGCCACCCCTTGCATCTTTTTCATACAATCTCTGTATTTGAAATGCTTCTCTTAATTGATTTATAGTGGCTGCTGTTGCATCTGTTAAATCTGCATATATTAGTGAACTACCTGGTGCTTTGCTTCCTTCTAGTACAACATTAGTTAATGTTGCATTTAAACTAGTTTCGGCACCAGTATTGTCATATACATTGACAATTCTGTCTCCAGTACTTACTCCATCACTATATATTTCTGCTCTTGTACCTAACGGTAAAGTTACTGCATCACCTTTTTGTGGCCAAGGTAATGCACTGGTAAAATAATCATGTCTTTTACCTCTTTTTAATAAAGTATAGTTAGATAAAGTGTCTGGTCCATCACCTTTATCTACTGTTACACTATCTTGTAAATTTTGGTCTCTAAACCATTCGTTGTATATTAAATTATATGCTCTACCGCATAAATTATTGAATGTTAAATTAACATCTGTAGGTACGCCAAAATAATCAAACAGAGTACTGTTTGTAATTGTTCCTGTTGTTTGTGGTACTAAATAATCTGTACTATCACCTGGGTTGTCTTGCTCACCGCAAAACTTTTCCCAGTTATTCCATATTAATCTATATGGTACTGCAAAGAAAAATGTTTCTATATATAAATTATCCATAAATGGATTAATTGGTGTTGCTAAACGACCAAAACCGTTAGCATCCATGGTGAACGTATCACCGGGTAGTGCTTCATCGTAAAATATTGGCACTAAATATCCGGCATCAAAAGTTGTTTTTAAACCGTGATCACGGTTAAATACTGATCTCTGTATATCTACTTTTGGTACACGACTAAAATCTTTTGATAATGTACTTGGTAAAGTTCCCATGGGTCCAAACATATTTTTATTCCTTTGCTTGATGTAGTGTTAATAGCTCAATTACAACTTCGGGTGGGTTGTCTGCGGTAGGGATTCCACCGATTTCGTCCCAGCTTCCTATTCGCATTAACGTGAAATCTTCTGGAAACTTGCTGAATGGTGCATTTGGATTGCTTAATAAATCCATGCATTGTCGTGTTGCAGTGCCATCGGTAAGATCCACGAATGGTTGCATATAAGTTCCAGATTTTTTGTCGTAAATTGAATATAAGTTCTTGTCCATAATTTTGTCCTCGTTTCATTGTTTTCATTGTGTAAAAGTTACATAATATATAATATCAGTCAATTTTTTTTTATAAATCTCTTATAAGTCTCTGTAATTGTGTAATTTTTACTTGTTCTTGAACAAATAGCCTATCCATTCTTTCATCATATTCGG